CCCGTAGTAATCATCGACAATGCAGAGACAGACAGTAAATACAGTTGTCCGGCTCTGATTGGTGACATTGCATACCTAGATCGAGCTATTGCTAATTATCTGTCTAACCTTGACGCCATTATTCAGGATCAAACGTTCTCGCAGCTTGCGATTCCCGCACAAGCGTTAACGCCTGGTTCTGATGCAGAAAGGCACATGGTTGAAATGGGAACAAAGCGTGTATTCACGTTTGATGGAGAAGGTGGAACTCCGTTCTTTCTTTCGCCAGACCCTAAGCAAGCTCAATTAATTATCACCGTTATCCAACAAGTCATTAATGAGATTTATCACTCAGTAGGTGTAGCCGGAGAGCGAACTAAGCAGGACAACTCTGCTGGAATCGATAACAGCTCTGGCGTTGCAAAAGCTTACGACTTTGACCGTGTGAATTCACTTTTATCATCCAAAGCTAAAATCCTTGAGAGAGCCGAGAATGAGATCTGTGAAATCGTATGTCTGTGGAGTGAATCTGACATTGGTGACTACAAAGTTTCTTACCCAAGAGAGTTTGATGTTAAGTCGCTTTCTGACGAGATAGAGATTGCCAACGATTTGTTGCTTATCTCTGCACCTATGGAAGTAAGAAAAGAGCAGTTCAAGTCTGTCATTAAGAAGCTGTTTAAGGCTTCAGGAAAAGACAAGCAAGAGCGGCTAATGAAAAGCCTTGAAACCTGGGAAGACTCTCTGGATTTAAGCAAAAGTTTATTAAGTAATTCTCGGCCTGAAGCCGAATCAGACCCTAAATCTGAGGATTTGGAGTCCAATAATAAGTAATAAATTACTTACGGTAGGTCGAGATAAAGACCAAAGAAAGATCAAGATAAAGATCAGGAGAAATGTATGAATTTACGCAAATGGTTAGAAATGCAAAACCGACTTCTTGAACAAGCCGATGGCGGCGAAGGCGGTGGTGGAGCAGGGGGCAACGGTGGATCAGAAGGATCTGACGGTAGCAACTCTGGTTCTGGCGGCAACGGTGAATCTGACAACGATGGTGATGACGTTGACGGGTTAAAGAAAAAGTTGGAGTCGGAAAAAGGCGAGAAACAAAAGGTTATCGCCGAATCCATGAAGCGTAAAGACAAAATCAACGACCTAAGCGAGCGACTAAAGCAGTTTGATGGTGTTGATCTTGATAAATACAAAGACCTGATCGAGAAAGAAGAAAAGGCTCAAGAAGAAGCCAAGAAGCGTGAACTTGAAGACGCTGAGAAGAAAGGCCAGTTCGACAAGATCAAAGCTCAAATGATCGAGCAGCACAACGAAGAAATTGACGGCCTTAAGACTGAACTTGCTGCCAGCAATGCTGAGTCTGAAAAGCTACGAGGCCAAATCGTTGAGCTAACTGTTGGCGCTGAATTCTCAAACAGTAATTTCCTGACATCGGAAACTTTGCTGACAGGAAAAATGGCGAGACGCATGTTTGGCGATCACTTTGACGTTGAAGACGGCAAGGTAGTTGGTTATGACAAGCCACGAGGCGCAAAAGATCGCGCTCCTTTAGTGGATGCCCAGAGCAACCCAGTAAGCTTCGATAAGGCCATTGAAAAGATTATCAGTCTTGAACCCAACAAAGACGACTTCCTGAAAGCCAAGGGCAAAGACGGCGCGGGAAGTAAGTCTAACAACCAGGGTTCAGGCAAAGGTAAGAGTAATACGGAAGATCTACATGGCAAAACTCGCATTGGCCATGCTCTTCTGAAACAGCAAAAGAACTAAAGACAGTGTGATCCCCACATTGTCTTTGATGGCGCAAATGCGTCTCGAATAGTAAGTAAGAAATTACTTACATTATTTTAGGCAATGTGGAGGAATACCATGCCATTACTTCGTGAAGAAGCAGCAAAACTATCTGAAGACGATTTGGTGCGCGGCGTCATCGAAGAGTTTATCGATCAAGATGAAGTCTCTGTGATTCTGCCGTTCACACCAACTTCAGGCAAAGCTTACACCTACAACCGTGAAAAAACCTTGGCTACTGGCTCTTGGTTGAATGAATACGAAAAAGTTACTGAAAGCGCGAGCACCTTCGAAGAGGTAACTGCTGTAGTTCGTAAGTTGATTGGCGATGTTGATATTGACAAGCTGATCGCTCTACAAACATCTGACGTAACCTCTCAGTTGGCGGTTCAAATTGCAGCCAAGATCAAAGGTATGACTCGTCAATGGCGTCAAGCCTTCATCACTGGCCAAGCAGCAAACAAACAGCCTGATGGCCTTCAAGTTATGGCTCAAGGCTCTGACATCATCGATACAGGCGTAAACGGTAATGCCCTGACATTCTCCATTCTGGATGAGTTGTTAGATGCAGTGCCTAACGGTGCTGATGCGATTTTCATGCGTCCAGGCACAATCCGCGCTTATAAAAACTTGCTTCGCACAGCAGGCGGTCTAGAGCCAGCAATGGTGATGATGGAAGAGTTTGGTCGCCCAATGTTGACCTACAACGGCGTCCCAATTCTTAAGAATGAGTTCATCGCTGGCGATGTCACCAAGGGTTCAACCAGCAACACATGTAGCATCTACGCTGCTCGCTTGAATGAGGCCGACGGCCTACATGGTATCTACCCAGAAGGCGCTCCTGCTGGCTTCCAAGTAGAGAACATTGGCACTGTTCAAGACGAAGATTCTATCCGCACCCGTATGAAGGCTTATCTTGGCTTGGCTCTTAAGTCAACCAAGTCTCTTGCGTCTGCTGATGGTATCACCAACGTATAAACATTAGGGGCGAAAGCCCCTTTTGTCTTTGAGGGTTTGATTCATGCCAAAAGTCAAAATCATAAATCAAGGTTACGAGCAATTTTCAGATTACTTGGGGCCTTGGAAGTTTGAGAAGGGTGTGTCAGTTGATGACATCCCACAGGCAGAAGTTAATCGTTTGGGCGCTGTTTTTAATCTCAAGAGTCTTAAAGGCGAAGAGGTTACCGACTACGAGCACAGCGATAAATACAAAGACACTGCCGCTCCCAACAATGATCTGGGCGTAGTTAAAGCTGAAGATCGAAAGGTTGAAAAACCTGAAGCCAAAAAAGAAGTTGCCAAATCGGACGAGCCCGTGAAACAGGAAGAGCCGATTACTGATTCAGAAGTCACTAAGTCTTATACCCGCGAAGAGCTGGATAAGATCGCTGATGAAAAAGGGCGTAAGGCAATTGCTGAGATTGCTGAAGCAAAAGGCATCAAAACTAAGGGCGTAAGAATTACGACTTTGATTAATAAAATTTTGGGTGAGTAATCGTGGATAAGATCGCAAGTGGCCAAAGCAAAGTTATTTCCTTCGATATTGGAGAAGGGAAAATTGCGTCTTCTGCTTCATGGGTATTAACCGATCCATTTAGTAATGAAGAGCTAACGAGTGGCTCAGTTGCGGATTTATCAACGAACATCCTTGAGGTATCAATAGACCCCTCTTTCAATGTGGTTGATGAGTCTATCGATACCGATCCCTTAGTGGGTCGTGTAGTCACTTTAACCTGTGACGTTTCAGGTGAGACGTTAGAGTTTAAAGAGCTTTATGCCATTGAGAGCAAAGACTTCCTGATGAAAGGAAGAAATGGGTTTGCGGGATTTAATGCTTACCTAATAACGGCCGAGTTGACCCCAGAAATTGCTTACTTCAAAAGAGCATCAGAACTGGATAAGAAGATGGCTTTGGATTTTGCATTTAAGCAAATGTCCAAAATGTCATTGGTTGGTTTTGAGCCTTATTCGAAGCTAGAAGATATTCCTGTTGAGGATTACGAGAAATTCAACGACAAGTTAAAGCTTTTCATGATGGCTCAAATCATCCAGGCAGATGATTTACTTGGTGGAAACCCTATCGAAGATCAGAGACAGTCAGGTGTTTTGTCTAAAACAATTGGCGAATCATCTCATTTCTTCAGAACTGCTAAACCAGTCGATTACCCCATTTGTCAGAGAGCGATGAAGTTAATCAAAGGCTACGTGACATTCAGAGTTCGGATAGGCAGAGCGTAATGTATAAGTCCAAGGCTTTAGAGTCCTCAATGTTTTATAAGTCCATTATTGACGCAATGGGCTACAGAATCATCGAGTTGGCCAAACATCGAAAGTCTCACTTTGGTCATGTCGCCAGAACCTTAAGCCATGAATTTTCATCTCTGACCAACGGCTTTATTGACAGTCATGTAACTCTCATTGATGAGGCTTACAAGTTATCTCTATCAAAGGTAATTGAGCAATTTGAAATAGAGACCGTCCACTCTTTGTATGAAGACATGAACGTTATTTTCGAGCTTCATAAAGAACAGCTCAGAGACAAGTTAACTTTGATTGCAGGATTTGACGCTTCAAAGATTTTGTCTGCTTACCGAGCTTCTCAGATACGTTCTAGACGATCAAGCGCTATGGATGGAGCTATTAAGTTTTCTATTCCTGACGCTATGGGACGAAAGGTTAAGAGCGAAGAGGTTGTTTACCGAGAGTTGTTGAGTGCAATGACTTCGATGCACAACGAATTGGTTTTTTTAGTTGCAACGAATTCAGGTGTTACTGAGTTCTCAGTGAATAATCCAGACGCGGAATACAACGAAATGACGATTCCGGTCATTAATGACAACTACCTTGACACTATCGAGGCGGCTGGTCGTTATTTTCATTCGCGTTCTGGATCTTTGTTGGAGCCTTTGAAATGAGCTTGATCCATACATCAACCTGCACGATTCAGAAGTTAGAGTCGAAAGATCTCCGGGGGAAACCCACCTATGGTGATCCTATTGAGAACATCCCGTGTTCAATCGTAAGAATGAAAGGCACATTGAGACAAACTTCGGTAAGGGCTGATCGATCAGGTTCACGAGCAAGGGCAATGGAAACGACCGATGATGTTCGCTTGCTTATTGACCGCGAATACCCAGTTTCTCTTGGCGACAAGATCACACTGAAGGATCGAGTTTTAAAGGTTGAAGATTCTCAGGCGAGATATGACTTATTTGATCGCCTAGATCATCACCAGGTTGACTGCATGGTGCTGAACTATGAGTCGTAAACAAGTTTTTAAGACATCTCAAAATGGCGGCGATCTACTAGCGCATGAAATTGAGAACATACTTCGCCGGACATCCAGACGACTTTCTAGATTGCTAGAGAAGGGTGCTGAAGAGATTAAGGACAAGGCTGTAGATTTTGCCCCCAAAGATACAGGCGCTCTTGAAGACTCTATTTCCCTTAAAAAGAACAGTAGAGCGGGCGTGAACGGAAGAAACACTTTCTCTGTTTTTGTTGATGGAGAAGCTGAGAGGTCTGACGGCCGTAAGGTTGGTGAATACGCGCATCATGCTCACTATTCAAATGAGGCCAGAGGCGCAGGAACAGTTGCAAAGGGTGAGCAAGCTGGACCGATGTTTATGGAACGAGCCTTGGACGATGTTAAACCTCGTTTAGAAAAACGAGCTAAAGACATTGTTAAGGAGGAATTGAGATGAACGTAGATCCAGTTGCCGTCCATTTAGCCAGCGTCTTCAATTCATCATTAGATGCTGGCGATCCAGGCTATTTTGAGGATCTTGTGCCAGGTGAAAACCTTTTTGCAGAGCACATGCCTAATTGTGATCGGAAGACGTTTTCTGTCTTGGTAACTTCAACATATCAACCGACAACGATTAACCCTTACATCAAAGCACTGAGAGAGGGGAAATTCAGAGTCATTGTTAGGTCAAAAGATATTTTGATCTCAAGAGATATTTCGAACCGAATCGTGAAGGTTTTGGATTTGGTTAACATAAATTTGGATGGGATGAACTTTCGTTACATCCGACCAAATAGTGAGCCACTAACTTACCCTGCATCTCAGCGCGGAGATCTTTATGAGGGTGTTGTGACTTACGACTGTAAATATACTGTCGAATAAGAGGTTAAGAAATGGCAAATAACGATGCTAGTAACATCAAGCTTGGCACATGCCAAATTAAGTTTGGTGGCGTAGATTTAGGCTTTACTATGGGCGGAGTGGAAGCAACGGTGGAAACATCAACGCACACCACTCAAATTGATCAACATGGTGATACACCTGTTAACGAACGAATCACTGGTCGAACCGTTAAAGTGAATGTTCCTTTGGCTGAAACCACTTTGGAAAACTTGGTTGCAATCATGCCTGGTTCAACTCTTGTGACTGACTCTGTTGATGCCAACAAGAAGAAGGTTGTGGTATCGACAGGTATTGGCACATCGCTTTTGGATTCCGCTCAAGAATTGGTTTTGCGACCAATTGATAAAGTGGGCACAGATGACGCAAGTGAAGACTTTACCGTGTTCCTGGCAAACACACCGGGCGGCATGTCGTTCGCTTACAAAATCGATGAAGAGCGAGTGTATAACACCGAGTTCACCGGTTACCCTGATATTGCTAATAACGGTAACTTGTTCTCCTACGGTGACAACTCTGCAACTCCTTAATTATTAGCTAGAAAGTAAGTAAGTATTTACTTATAATGGGCGTATCTATGATACGCCTTTTTTATTTTTGAATGGAGAAAGAAAAATGTCTGAAATCCTTAATGTGGAAGAAATCATCGAACCGGAAAAGGTATTGACCATCGGCGGTGAGCGACACGTTAAAAAGGTAATGACCGTTGAAGAGGTTCTTACGGCGATGAAAGCCGAGAAGGACGCTGACAACAAAGAAAAGACCCCAGATCAAGTTCTTGAAGGACTCGTTGATGCGGTAAGCATTGCCTTTCCTACTGTTGACCGTGAAAACCTGCTTTCTCTGTCGATTACCCAGGTTACGCACATCATCAAATTCATCAACGCTCCCGCGAAAAAGGAAGATGAGTCGGGGGAGTAAGTTCGAGACCTGCTGACCCTATTGATATTGGTTACATGATCACTAGGGTCTGTCGCTTCTATGGTATGAGCGATGAGCAAGTCTTGAATATGCCATACAACAGGTTTTGGGTGTTCAGCAAGAACATTGATCGAATAAGAGCGGAAGAAAATTTAATCAATCTTGAGATGTTAATAGCATCTCGGAGCAAGTCGGAAGACAACATCAAGTCGGTAATGAACGGCTTAAAAGAGCGAATTGATTTGCCTACCAAAAGCGTTTTCGAGGCTTATGAAATTCACCCTGAATATGGCGTCCCAATTGTTCCTCCTGAAGATGGGGTAAAAGAAAAGTTTGATAGATTGAAGTGAGGTAACTAAGTAATGTCCCTTGAATTGAATATTGATTTGGCACTAGATGACTCCGGCGCTATCAGGGGCATTATTGGTTCTCAAAGGAATCTAAAAAAACTTCAAAACCAAGCACAGAAAACCTCCGGTGCTATCACGGAAATTGGCGATAAGTCAGAATGGTCTTTAGCCAAGCTTCGTGATGTCTTGGTGACAACATCGATCACCGCTCACGCAATATCTCATTTATCCTCAGCGGTTACTGCATACGGAAGCTCTCTGATCGGCGCTAACGCTGAAATCGAGAGGATGAATACCTTACTTCTTGGACTCCAAGATCGTTCTTTAGAGTTTGCAGAGAAGCAAGCCAGAACGAACAAAGAGCTTGAATACCTACTTGATCTAACCCAGTCATCACCGGTTAACCTAAATGCTCTTTCAGACGCATTCGTAAAACTCAAAACCGCAGGTTTAGATCCGACGCAGGGTTCACTTCAGGCGCTTACTGATTCAATCGCCAGGTTCGGCGGCACAGACGAGCAATTCAAACGAGCTTCAATCGCTATCCAACAGATGTCCGGTAAGGGCGTTGTTTCGATGGAGGAATTGAGACAGCAGCTCGGTGAAGCCATCCCTGATGCTTTGAAAACAATGTCTGACGCTTTGGGATTAGAGATTGGTCAGTTAACCAAAGAAGTTTCGATGGGGACAGTGGCCGCATCCTCAGCGATTGATGCAATGCTCAACCAAATGGCAATCCAGAATGAGGGATACGCCAAAGAGATGTCTAAAACTTGGAATGGCACAGTTCAACGTTTGCAGTCCAAGTGGATGATCTTTCAAAAAGAAGTGGGCGATGCGGGAGCATTTGATGAGCTTAAATCAGCGCTTACCGAGTTCACTGATGGATTTCTTGGTTCAGAAGAGGCTTTCCAGTTAGCGACAAAACTTGGTGGCGCACTGGCTGACATCATTCGAGTGGCAGCAGATGTTGTTGAGTTTGCTTATGAATGGGCTGACGCTCTGGAATATGTTGCCAAAGCGCTAATCGCAATGAAGATTCTAAGTGTAGTGAACAACAACACTGCCACGTTAGGAAAGACCTTCAAATCGACTGGTGCAACTGTCGTTTCTTCGGTAGCTAACATGGCCAGGTCTTTTGATAAGTCAGTGACCTCTATGGCTGCCGGAACTATGAATATCGGCAAGACCTATAAATCCACGTTGAGAGAGATTCAAGGCTTAAACAAATCCTATTACTCGATGGTTGATGAGCAAGCATCAAGAATGCACGTCATAAATGACCGGGTAAGAGCAAGCGGCGTGGCTACAGCAACCGCCTTTAATAGCATCGGCTCTTCTGCGAGAACCGCAGCCGCAGGAATTCGCTCTTTTGGTTTGTCCGTGTCTTCTATGGTGGGCGGGCCATTCGGGATTATGGTTTTGTCAGCAGAAGCAATGTTGTTTGCTTATGACGAAATGTTCCGTAAGACCGATAAGCTCAAAGACAAGCTTTCAGAGCTAGATGCCAGATACTTCAAAGAAGAGGATGTTCAGGATCAGAAGGAGATTATTAAAACCCTTCGTGATGATCTTGATGAATATCGAAATGACCTTTTCTACTTGGAGAAAGAACGCGAGAACATGGCGGCTTCTCGTGATCGTCATGGCGTGGGAACTGGCGGATACCGAGATCGTGACCAGGCGGTGCAAAACTACGACCGCCGTATAGAAGAGATGAAAGCGAAGATCTCTGAGGCCGAGCGCGAAATTGAAGCAGGGCTGTCCAAGGTTGACGCTGCTTATGTGTCGATAGCCAAGAGACAAGGTGAACAAGCATTTAAGGTCATCAAGAATAATCTTGAGAGTGCTATCGACAAAGCCAATCAGGATATTAAATCTGGATCTGAAGCGATCACTGCGGAAGCAAAAAAGGTTGCTGAAGCCTCTTTGAAAGAGGGCGAAGATCTAATCAAGAAACAGTCACAGATAGCAGGCAAGCTTCGTAAAGAACTTGTTGAGAAGTCTTATGCGCCAATCCTTTCAAAGATCACTGATGAGATTGCAGAAGCAAAGGCTCAATACTCTGAATACACATCCCAGAGTTCCGGCTTGCTTCTGGATAACTTGACTCAAGATCAAAAAAGTCGAGCGACTGAGTTGAGCCAACAAATCAAGTTACTTGAGGATTTGGCCAATACCTATCAAAACCGAATCGATAAGGCTGATACGAGCCTGACTCGAATGGAGAATCAAGGTAACAAGTTCTCTTCTCCCAAGAAAGATACGCTTCAAGAGTATGTCAATCGCACCAATAAAGCGTTAGAGAAGTTGAAGGCTAAGTCTCAAGAGGTTAACCCTCATCTGGCAGAGCTAAACGAGTTGCTTACTCAGGGCGTTTTCAAAGGCAAAGACGGCTCTAAATACACTCAGGATGACGAGCTATTCATTGAGGCCAAGAAGATTGCTGAATCTCGTTTTGAGGTTGAAAAAGCCATTAAGAGCGAGAATGCCGCCAACGAAACCAAACTAGCTCTGGACTCGAAGTTAATTGAGATGCAGAAGCAGCTAGACCTGGCCAAACAAAAAAGCTTCGAGGTTATGGATGAGTCGAGCGAAAAAATCATTAAAGAGTCTGATGCCAGCATTAAAGCTGAAGCATCTATTCAGGCGCTTATAGAGTCTGCGACCGCCGACGGAGCTTTAAGCAAAGAGTCAGTTCTTGAGAAGTTTTCCAAAGAATTCAAACAGATCAGACAGGCAGCCAAGGACATCGATGACGTAAATCAGAAAATAAAAGACTTCAATCAGAACGCCAAAGATATGGAGTTTAAGAATTCAATTTCTGACCGGATTTCCAGACAGACTCAGGCCGCTAAAGAAGCTCTGATGAGCGAAAGACAGATAGAAGAGCAGAACCATCTAGAAAGACTTAGAAGGCTTGATGAGTATTACAAAGAGCTTGAGAGAAAAGGTTTAGCAACAGAAGAGTTCGGCAAGAAAATCAATAAAGCCAAAGAAGCCGAGAATGAGCGATATGCGACTAGATACGAAACGCGAGTTCAATCTTTGGCGCATGAGTGGAATGACACAGCCAAACAAATTGAAAATTTCCAAGTTGCTACCTGGAATAGCGCTTCGGCCGCGCTAACCGATTATCTAGTTGAAGGTGAATTGGACTTTGATAAGTTCGCCCAATCAATTTTGAAGATGATTCTTGAGATCCAAATCAAGAAGGCTATGGCCGGAATTGTCAGTGGAATCGGTAGTGCAATCGGCGGCTACCTCGGAGGTGGAGCAACGGCCGGCGCTCAGATAGATACTAATCCAGTAAGCTTCGGAAGCACTTTGCAGTTCAACTCTAACACCGTTGGTATTACACCTCATGCTAATGGCGGTATTTTCGGTGCATCAGGATCAATCCCTTTAAATGCCTATTCAAATGGAGGAATCGCCAAAGAGCCTCAGTTAGCTTTATTCGGAGAAGGCAGGATGAACGAGGCTTATGTCCCTCTGCCTGACGGAAAGACCATCCCAGTAACAATGTCGGGCGGTGGCGCACCAAATGTTGTTGTGAACGTTATTAACAAAGGTGGCAAGGATATGGATGCCAAACAAGGTAAGTCTCATTTTGACGGCAAGAAGATGATTCTTGATGTGGTGTTGACCGAAGCGAATAGACCAGGCGGCTTCAGAACTGGAATGAAGGAGGCGCTGAATGGATAAGATGCCACTTAGCAACATTCAAGACTCATCAAAGTTTACCGAGAAGCATCCTGATTCTGGTGTGACCTCAGATACAGATGGTGGATACGTTACTTCGAGGGCGAGGTTTACGCGAAGAGCCAGGATCGTTTGGACAACCGGATTCACAGAGATTTCATCCGAGGAAAAGACGGAGTTGACCGAGTTTTATCACAAAATAAAAGGCTCGGCAAAGGTCTTCCAGTGGTGGAATCCTCAGACGCTTGAGTGGATTAATGTGAGATTTTCGGGCGATCTGGATTGGACTTATGACGGTATTGGCTATCAATCCCTCTGGTCAACGAAGTTCACTTTGGTAGAGGCATAAATGAAAAATTTAACCATAGATTCAGTCATTGAAAAGAACAAACTGTTTTCTGACACACCATATCTTTTGTTGCTTGAGATAAGCGTTTTAGATCCAGAAACAAAGGCTCTTGAAGAGGTGTTAAGAGTTTGCCAAAACAATGAGGACTTTGAGTTCAATGGCCAAGTTTATGCCGCTGCCAATTTCATGATCGACATTCGATCCGAAGTAGGTGAAATGCCTACATTGCAGTTGAGCATCAATGATACGACCGGAGCTTTTCACACCCAAATAGAGCCTTATGACGGTGGGCTTGGGTTTGAAGTAAAACTGATGGTTGTCGACGGAAGCCTGGTAATTGGTAAACCAGAGATTGAAGAAGAATTTGAAGTGACATCAGCCACGGTATCCGGTTTTGCTGTTTCATGGGATTTAGGCATTTCTAATCCTCTGGCCATATCTTTCCCAAGGAGAATGCAACACAGGGAGTTATGTTCCTGGCGCTTCAAATCCAGAGAGTGCGGATACTCAGGTGAGAAGTCTTCGTGTGACTATACGTTAGACGGAGGGGATGGATGTGTGGATAAGGACAACACCCGCAGATTCGGTGGCTATCCTACGATGTTGAGGAATTAACATGAGAAAGATGGTTATTACTAAAGAAAGCGTTGATGAGCATTTGGAGACACCTTTTGAGTGGGGCGGCAATGATAAGAATGTCTCATTTGATTGTTACGGTTTAATTGAGTCCCTTTACAAAGACAACGAAATCTCTATTCCAACCCTAAAAACACGCCCTAAGTCGCACCAAGAGTTTCTTCAAAAATTTAGGGCTGGAATAACCTCGCAATACTGGGTGACAACCAAAGAAAAGATTGGCGCGATCGTAGTTTTCCAGAAAGGGCAAAACGAGTCTGACATTCATTTTGGCGTTATCACCAAAATTGGGTTTGTAACCCACGCATGTCCTGATCACGGGAAGGTAGTAACACAGCGATTGGGAGAGGTAGGCAGAATCGTTGGGTTCTATGAATACAGAGGAAAGCCAGATGCGGTCATATAGAGACTTGATTGGCACTCCATATAAGGTTGATGGTCGATCTAAGAAAGAGGGATTCGACTGCTATGGACTGGTTCACTACCTCCACAAAGAGAATGGAATCAAGATTCCTGACTATAAAGCCCCTGAAGATGCCTGTGGGATTACCGCTCTGATATTAGGTGAGTCTGTTAGATGGAAGCCCACGGAGCTTAAAGAAGGTGCTGTTTTGGTGTTTAAGCTGATGGGACACACCCATGTTGGATACGCCATCGATGAGAACACATTTATCCACGCCTGGGAGCAGACGGGCGGCGTTACTATCGAGCGCATATCACGCTGGAAATACAAGATTATTGGAGTTTATAAGTGGCAGTAGAAAAGGTCGTTACGGTAAAAAGCATTGATAATCCGCTTCAACCATCAGTAAGCGGCATTACTGAGCATAAATTACATTGGCGCGAAGGAATGAATCTTAGCGCCGTAATTGCGGTTTTAAACCCATCCTTGGATTATGTAATGGTCTTAAATGGCCAGTTAATCCAAGAAGGCGATTGGGGCAGCACAAGACTTCGAGCGGGCGACTTTGTTGTAATTTCTGACATACCAAGAGGCGGAGGCGGAGGAGGTAAAGGCATTCTTCGTATAGCTTTGACAATCGCTATCGTGGTGGCAGCAGCCTATACGGGTGGCGCGGCAGCAGGTTTTTTGCAAACAACATACGGTTTATCAGCGGCAGCGACTACTGCTGTTGGAGCAGGTATCACGGCAGCAGTAACCATTGCAGGAACAATGGCCTTAAACGCTCTTTTGCCACCTCCGACTCCTGACACTTCGGCTAGAAGCTACGATGTGACACAAGACTCACAGACCTATGGGTTTGAGGGGCCAAAAAATACCGCTAGAGAGGGTATCGCCGTTCCAATTTGTTATGGACGGCATACGATGGCCGGTAACTTAATCTCATTGTTCAATCAGAACGATGGCGATGATCAAAATCTCTATATGCTCATTAATGCAGGAGAGGGATCTATTGCCGGATTCTCAGATATTAGAATTAATGATCAGCCATACCGTGACTTTGATGGGGCAAATGTAGCTACAAGATTAGGATCTGAAGATCAGTCACCGATTCCTTGGTTCGGCTCAGTTGTTGAGTCTCACAATATGCAGGGACAGAGATTGGCTGATGACGATTATATCTACTTTGAAAGCCCTGAGATTGCCGAGCGCTTTCAGTTTGACTTTTACTTCCCGCGTGGCCTTGTTGCTTATGGCAGAGACAGTGGCAATAAACTTACGGCTAAAACAAAGATTTCAATTGAATATTCACCCGTGGATGAGAATACCTGGCAGAGCTTGACGGTATTAAGTTCTCTTGATCGATCTAGGCACACCTCGGACATTTATTTGTCAGATCTAGATCTTGATGAAGAGGTCTCATTAGAGTGTGACTACGAAGATTACGACGCAAGCCCAAACTGGATTGCAAACAAACAAAAAGTGTATGGCATCGCAAGCGGGAAGGTTTTTGAACACACTGGCGGAGGCGGCTCTTCGGTAATTGAATTCTCATCGAAAAAGAATTCTACAGTTAGACGAAGTGTGACCTCAGTAGGTAATCAACTCGATAGCGGAACAAGATACAAATTTCGTTTTAAAAGATTAACGAAAGAGGCAGATTCAAACTATCTAGTTAACCAAATCAACATCTCTGAAGTGAAAGTAATCAGAGATTACGGTGTTGGCATGTCTAACACGGCTCTTTTAGCGCTAAGAGTCAAAGCTACTGATCAACTAAATCAAACACCGAAAGTTACATTCAGACACTTAGGTAAGTTGGTAAAAGTTTATGACCCATCAAGCGACAAATGGTTTTGGAGAAATTCTTCGAATCCAGCTTGGATTGTTTGGGACATGATGACCAATACGAGGTATGGAGCTGGAATAAAGAGAAATCGAATTATATTGAGCGCATTTATCGAGTGGGCTGAATACTGCGAAGAGCATAATCTTCAATTTAATGGTGTTTTCGATGTTCGTCAGGGCGTTTGGGATGCCATTAAAAATGTTGCTCGTGTTGGCCGTTCACAGATCATCATGGAAGGGACTAAGTTTTGGCCAGTAGTATATCAACTGAAAGATCCGGTAATGCTGTTCAACAATGCCTCTATCATTAAGGACAGCTTTTCGATTACTTACATTCCTTCATCTGATCGAGCGAATGTTATCAATTACTCGTATTTTGATAAGACCGACTCCAACCGACAGAAGACGGTGAAGCTTGTCAGCACCCGCTCTCTGGATAGAGGGGATGACATAAAAGAACTTTCGGTTGTTGGTCTTGGTATCGACAATTATGAGCAAGCCAGAGAAGAAGCTAAATTGATGCTCAATATGAACGAGTTTATCAATCGCCAGGTTTCTTTTTCCGTTCCTACAGAATCACTCGCTGTAACTCTGGGCGATGTTGTTATGATCCAACATGACATGCCATCGTGGGACTTTGGCGGTCGTGTGGAGGAAGGCTGCACTACAACAGAAATCATCTTAGACGGCGATTACTCTCAGCTTAATCAAGAAGATGACTATCAGGTATTTATCCAAACCAACGCCAAGGATTTAGGTTCTGTGCAATTGACACAGATCGTTGGTGATTATGTGTATGTCGACGCCATTCCTGAAGGAAATAACATCAAGCGCTTAGTTGTTAATGGTAACGACTATGAGGTGAAGTCCGTAAAAGAGTTCGAAGGTATTGGATTCGCTTTGGAAATGGATTCAGTTCTAGGTCTTCTGCCAGGAATGGCTGTTAACCTTTGGGATACCGATGTTATTGAGATGCAAACAGCCTCATTCAGTGCGGATGCTCCCGATAGAGTTACAACCTATGCGCCATTTAGTTTTGTCCCATCCAAAGGGGATAAGTTTATGGTTGGCCCATTAATAAATAAAAGAGCAACTTACCAGATCCAAGCAATTTCTGGGGATGGATTTCACGAGCGCCAGATTACTTGCATCGAATACACCCCGGAGTTGTTTATTTCGGGTGAAGTTTATGAGCAGCCTGGATACGGCAATCTCAATAAACTTAGCCACTCAGTGTTAAGTGATAATGGATTTGAGGAAGAATTACTTCCTATCGGTGACGTTGTAAAAACCAGATTATCAATCGACTTTTACAACGACAGCCCAATCTATCGAGAGACCAAAGTTTTACTTTCCAGAGCCAATGGAGAGTTTATCGATTACGGTAATCATTTCAGCTCGTTCCAAATTGACGTTACAGAAGGCGAGTTGATTAGGATTAAGTTGGTTGCTAGGGACACTTTAGGTCGATACATGGCTGAAACTTCAGCCCCAGAGTATTCACATACGGTTGTTGGAAAATTAGCACCCCCTCAAGATGTGAAGAACGCAATAATCGAGAAGGTGATTGGCGGGATTCGCATGTTATGGGACAACGTGAGTGATATTGACCTTGCGGGTTATTCAATCAAAGAAGGCGATTCATGGGATTCTGGCGTGACTTTGGCCGATCTTCACAAATCCACAAATATCTTTATCCCTATTTCTAGCGAAGGTCAGAGACGTTATTGGATCAAAGCGGTAGATACATCCGGCAATGAATCTGAGAGTCCATTGTTAGCTGAGGTTGATATTGACCCTCCTTCTCAAGTGACTGGTTTCTTGGCCGTCCAAGACGGTAACTTGGTTAGCTTAAGATGGGACGTGCCTATCACAGCAAAAGAAACTGGTATTGAATACATTATTCGTAAGGGCGATACCTGGAAAACTTCTGTTGAGGTGGCTCGAACCACAGGTGACACATATAAGATCAATTCTGAAACCAAAGGGGATAAGATTTACTGGATCAAAGCGAGAGACATTATCGGTTTGATGAGTAAAGAACCGTCTTTTGCCACCGTGAAAGTTGATTATTTGAAGGATCGAAATGTCATCAAGACAGACGACCATTCAGCAGACGGTTATCCCGGTCGACTTGTTAATCTTGAGAAATCTGGGGATAGGCTTCAGAACATCAAAGGTCGAGTAGAAGGGGATTATCTCTTTAAAGCGACAACGCCATACCCCGTTTACGCCCGTAATTTGGTTGCCATGACCCTGACAGCCGTTAAGGATGTGGGAATTCCTTGGGAGGATGCAACTTTTACCTGGGACAGCGAAGAGGCGAGACAAAGGTGGCTTCCAGAGGGAGAGATCACGGATGTTGATGCCAAATTGTTTATGTCCGGTAAATCAGACAGTGTTATCACCAGCACTAAAGATTTGTTAAAAGTTGGCTTGCATGATGACACCAACATTGATGGATACAACACGGTTTACGATGAGAATGGTGACTGGCTTCCGGCAGACGAAACACCTTCAATTGAACAGAATGTAGTTGTAGATCCAAATGACGGTCGATTTGTTGGAGGTGCGGTGATCACAACAAACTCTCAATTGGAATATGACTGGCCAATAGCAGTCTCACCGATTGATTCTATGTTCCAGTTTTGGGTAAAGGCGAATTCAAACTCACAAGATCAGGTGATTTATTTCCAAACAGAGTTGTATGTATCAAGCCAAGCAAACCTCAAGACCAAGATCTTCATCGGAAGGGATGGTCACGGTCGCTTCTTCTGTCGAGATGATTTTGGCAGGAAAATGAGATTGAGCATGGAATTTAACGATGGCGAGTTGGTTCTTATTGCCTTCAAGCAAACTGAGGATGTCAGAAAATTCTATGTTGGCAAGCAGGGCGGAGAGATTTTAGCTTCGGAGCTTGAGCATTGCCCGTTAATTCCAGAGGGAGACGCTCTGTCAGGGGTGAATTTTGATAGGCGTAAAGTTAAGTTTTCGGCTTAATAGTAAGTAAGTTCTTACTTATAATGTTAGAATAGGCAAAAATTAATAGAGGTTATTAAGATGAGCGTTAAAGATAGTTTACAAGTTATTGGCAAGATGTCAGCGACCCTTAAAAAAGCTGATGGAACAATTGAGAAGTTCAATAAGAACAACCTAATTGTTGATATTGGTTTCGACTTTATTGCAGATGCAATAGCAAAAGCGTCCGGCCGACCTCCTGTTATGAGTCACATTGCAGTGGGAACTGGGACGACCGCGCCCGCCAGTGGCGATACAACACTTGAAAGTGAGTTAACTCGTAAACAGATCACTTACTGGCATTCTGCTGGCACAAAAGAATTCGCTGTAGAAGCTACGTTTGATCAGGGCGAAGCTACTGGTGCTTTGACAGAAGCAGGTGTGTTCAATGATGGCGTTTCAGGCATCATGTTGGATCGTGTCGTTTATGCGGTTATCAACAAAGGTGTAAACGACATTCTTACAGTTCGATTCACTTTTGATCTTTCTTAAGAGGTCTTGCTGTGGGCGTTACTTTCTCTGAAAGCGGTGTTAATCACACTTGGACGACAGCCAAGTTTTCTTGGAACTCAGTTGAGGCAAGATTAGCTTGGCGATTGTTTAACTACGTTATAAAGGTGATTGACGTTGATGAGTTTATGAACTTTGAATCGCCCGCCGCCGACTCTACTGATGAAGATTTTTATTCACTTCTGGATAAACGATATTTCAGTCGTGAGTCGATCACCATTCAAGAGTCCGTGTCGAAAAGCATTAGCAAGCCTTTCGACACCTCTTCAGTAACATTCGGAGATAAGTTTGGGCGAGTAATCCCTATTGAGAGTGGATTTACTTTGTCAGAGACAAACCCTCCAATGTTCACTCTTGATATGGATATTCAGGTTTCAATGCCTTTCTTTGAGATTGATTCGAAACATTACAAGCCAGAGGCTTGGGTCGAGTCGATCAGTCTAAACGACAACAGACCGAACTTTGGTTTCAGTCTATCCAATAATGAATCTCTTCAACTTGTGGACGTTATGGATAGGGAAACTCAGTTCAACCGAGAGTATTTTGAGGCTTTGGATGTTGATAGTGCTGGTCTAAGCAAGGATCTTTCATTGATTCAATTGGAGAACATACCTGTTGACTCAATGATGTTCAGAACACCAGATATGACGGTATCCGACCTTAAAGTCTCAAAAGTCGATCTGGACTTCAACTCATTTGCGGCGGCTCTGTCATCCGACTCTCCGGTGGGTTATTCAGAGTTCAAGCGGTTTGTGCCAGGTGACTACGAGTATACAGAGGCTTTATTCAAACTGTCTCTTACAGGGCGGAACGGCTCTCAAGCTCACATTACCGATTTAAGTTTATCTATCGATCTACCTGATGTTCATGACAGAGGCAGGGTGATAGTCGATTCAGCAGGTTGGATCGAAGTTAACTTTAACCGACCTTTTTATGTTGCCCCAGAAGTTAATGCAACTGTCGAATCAGGAAGTGGTTCTTCTGTCCCTTATGCCGTTGTTCGGGATGATGTAACCAAAGATAAGTGTTTCGTGGCGCTGGTAGATCCAGCAACCAGAAACTTTACAACGGGAACATTGAGATACCACGCCATAGGATATTAAGAGGTAATTATGCAATCGTTTATTCAAATTCCAATTACCGAAGAGTTGGATGACTCCTTACCGCTTCTACTAAACAACACTAAGACAGCATTGTCCCAATCATCCGGCAGTTCATTTCCTGATGACGATGCGGATTTTATTGGTAGACCTTGCTATCGAACCGATCAAAAGAAGCTGTATGTTTGCACCAGCATTTCTCCGTCAGTGGTTTGGACATTGATGTTCGACTTCAATATTGGCAAAGGTTATGCAGCATTAAACCACAACCACGATTCTGATTACGCAGCTAAGGATCACTCTCACAATGACTATGCGCCAACTGACCATAGCCATTCAGAGTATTTATCTAGTAATGGCGTGACGAGCACTTATCACTCAGGCAATGGCGGTCGCGGTAAAGTTGTGAGCCGAGATTCATCAGGAAGAACAACGCTTG